CAATGATGTCTCTTCTACTCCTGAGCAGCTTGATACAGAAATTAAGACAGTTATGGCTAACCCTGATTACTGGAATGAGTCTAGTCTAGAAAGGCCTGCTTTAGTGAAAAAGGTACAAGATTTAATGAAGCGTAAACACCCTGAGCAGGACTCTTGACAAAAAATTCTTATTAGTGTATAATATAAACTGGCGTTACTTTAGATACCGTTTTTAAAACGCCTAAGTAGCGTATCGCCAATCAAAAAGGCCGATTATTTCGATACCCTTTAGAGTGGTTTTTGAAATTAACTTTTGAAAGGATGGTGCGTTATGAGCACAGAAATTACCACTGCGTTTGTCGAGCAATATTCTGCAAACGTGCAACACCTAGCACAACAAAAAGGATCTCGTCTACGGCAAGCTGTTACAGTAGAAACGGTCGTGGGCAAAAACGCTTTTTTTGAGCAGATTGGAAAAACTGCAGCAAGACAGCGTACATCAAGACATTCAGACACCCCAAGAATGGACACCCCACATGCAAGACGTAGGGTGTCCCTAACGGACTATGACTGGGCTGACTTGATAGATAACGAAGACAAAGTAAGGATGCTTATAGACCCTACTTCTCCATATTCCCAAGCGGCGGCTAGTGCCATGGGACGTGCAATGGATGAAGCTGTTGTAGCTGCTGCTGATGGCACAGCATACACTGGAGTTGATGGTTCTTCAAGTACTTCTTACACGGCAGCCAACACAGTTGATGTTCAGGTAGGCATTTCGCCTGCTGCAGACACTGGCTTAAATGTTGGCAAACTTCGTGCAGCCAAGCAAGTATTGGATGCTAACGAAGCAGAAGACGGTGACCGTTTTGTTGTTCTTAATGCAAAGCAACTTCAAAATCTGTTGGGCCAAACAGAAGTATCAAGTAGTGATTATAACTCTGTCAAAGCTCTTGTTCACGGTGAGGTTTCTACCTTTTTGGGATTCTCCTTCCTTAGGACAGAACTTATAGGCATTGATTCTAACTCTGATCATAAAGTGTTGTTTTTCCAAAAGAAAGGTATACTTTTAGGCGTTGGTCAAGATCCTATGGCTAAAATTTCAGAGCGTGATGATAAGAACTACGCAACGCAAGTCTTCTACTCTATGGCAATCGGGTCTACTCGTATGCAAGAAGAGTTAGTAGGCTATATTGAATGTGACCCAACCTAAAGGAGGATTGAGAAATGGCTGTAACTACACAGAAAAGCGTTGAATACACCAATGCGACGGCTACTCCTGTCGTAAACAACAATACAACCGAAGATCATGGTCGTGTTAGAATCATGTTTTTTACACATGACCAAGATGGGACCGGTGACACTGGTTCGAGCGTTGCGTTGGGTAAACTGCCACCCGGCAGAGTTCGTTTGTTAGCTTCCTTATCAAGGGCTTATGTAAACTGGACCACTAGTTCAGCTACATTAGATCTAGGCTGGGACGCTTACACGGCACAAGACGGGTCTACAACTGCCGCAGACCCGGACGGTTTGATCAACGCTCTCGCAGTTGATACCGTAGGATTTCAAACGCTGGAAGGTGCCATTGCGGCAAACCTTTTAACGGGTGGAACTTACCTCTTCGAAAGCACAGACGGTGTTGTTATTCGTGCAACTGCGACAGACAATGCTCAAGTCTCCGGCGATGATTTAGTTGGATATTTGGCTTACGTGCTAGATTGATTGAAGGGGGAGCGGTTAATCCGCTCCCCTTTTCTTTTTGGGGGTTTGTATGTCTTCTGAAGTCCAAGTTTGTAATTTAGCTTTAACTAAAATAGGCGAGAGTCAAATTATCAGCCTAGCTGAAAACAGTAAGGCTGCTAGACTTTGTAGTCTACATTATGCCCCTACTAGGGACGCTGTTCTCCGTTCCCATATATGGAATTTTGCTATAAAAAGAGTAGAGTTAGCTTTAAGCACTACCACCCCAGCCTATGATTATTCCTATCAGTTTGCAATACCCGTGGACAGTTTGAGAATATTAGAAACTAATTTGTCTAACACGGCTGAGTGGAAAATTGAAAATGGGTTTTTGCTTGCTGATAGTGACGCAGTAAAAGTAAGGTATTTATCTAGAGTAACTGATCCCACTGTGTTTGATAGTTTGTTTACTGAAGCTCTTGCTTCTAGGCTTGCTGCTGAGCTTGCTGTGCCTCTTACTGATAGTATAACTTTGTCTAAATTGATGATAGATTTGTACGCTAGTAAAATTGCAGAGGCACGTACTATGGATGCCGTTGAGGGAACCCCTGATAATATAGAAGCAGATGCTTGGTTAAATGCTAGAGTTGGTTTAGTTACAGCTACGGCAACTAACACTGCATGACTAAAGCAACCTATATACAAACTAACTTCACTTCTGGAGAATTGTCCCCCAGATTGCATTCTAGAATTGATATTAGTAAGTACGCTAATGGTTGTAAAACTATAGAAAACATGGTAGTAAATCCTCAAGGTGGGGTGATTAGAAGGGGTGGTTCTAAGTTTCTGGCTGAAGTAAAAACTAATACTAAGAAAGTTAGGTTAGTTAGCTTTGAATTTTCAGTTACACAAGCGTACATACTAGAATTTGGTGACTTGTACATACGCTTTTATAAAGATCAAGGCCAAATTCATGAGGCTAATAAAACAATTAGTGGGGCCACTGCTGCTAATCCAGTAGTCATAACAGCAACTTCTCACGGGTATTCTAATGGTGACGAAGTGTATATTTCCGGCGTGGTTGGGATGACGGAGCTAAATGGCAAACATTATAAAGTGGCTGATAAAACTACGAACACTTTTGAATTACAAAATATGCTAAGCGTAGATGTTAATAGCACAGGCTTTACTGCTTATTCGTCAGGGGGTACTGCTGCTGCGGTTTACACTATTACTTCTCCTTACCTTGAGGCGGAGTTATACCAATTACAATTTACTCAATCAGCCGACATAATGTATATTGCGCACAAAAACCACCACCCTAGATCTCTATCTAGAACGGCTCATACTACTTGGACTTTGGCTGAATATCAGCTATTGGCAGGTCCTATATTACCCCTAAATACAACAGCCACTACTTTTACGCCCTCTGCAACTTCTGGGAGTGTAAATATTACTGCTTCGGCTACGACTGGTGTTAATGGGGGTGATGGGTTCACTGCGATTGATGTTGATAGAATTATACAAATTACGCAAGGGTCTACTATTGGACATGCAAGAGTTAACACTATAACTAGCACTACTATTGTTGCATGTACTACACTAAATGACTTTGCGGACACTACGTCTGTTGCTACTTGGGGATTGGGTCATTTTCACACGGGTAATTTCCCGGCTACAGTGGCGTTTTATGAACAGCGTTTAGTGTGGGCGGGTCCACCTAATTATCCTCAGTTGATGGCGTTTAGTGTATCAGGGGATTATACGAATCATCTTGCGGGTGCAGACGCTGATGACGCTATGGTGTATACAATTGCTACGGACCAAGTTAATGCGATTCAATTCTTAAATCCTGGGCCTGTTCTGGTGGTGGGTACTACAGGTGGTGAATTTATTGTGTCAGCCTCAGCAGACGCTGAGGCCTTAACCCCTTCAAACGTGCGTGTTGTTAGGCATACTACATATGGTAGTGCTTCGGTAGCGTCTATACGAGTTTCTAATGTGGTATTGTTTTTACAAAGAGCTAAACGTAAAATACGTGAATTTGTGTATAAATTTGAAACTGATACTTTTGTTGCCCCCGATTTGTGCTTGCTTGCAGAACATATCACAAACACAGGTATTATTCAATTTGACTACCAGCAAGAGCCTGATTCAGTAATTTGGTCTGTGCTTGCTGATGGCACACTATTGGGTATGACTTATCAAAGGGACCAAGAAGTAGTAGCATGGCACAAACACATATTGGGGGGTGTATCGGACACAGCTAGCACCCAAGCACAAGTAGAGTCCATAGCCATAATCCCAGCTACGGCAGACGATGGTGCTGGGATTGATGAAGTATACATAGCAGTAAAAAGGCGTGTCGATGGTGCTGATAGGAGACATGTTGAAAGAATCACTACAGGGCTAGAATTAACACAAACTCAGGAGCAGGCGTTTTTTGTGGATGCTGGGTTGTCTTTGGATGTTCCTATTGTCATTACGGCAGCTACGGCAGCAGACCCTGTAGTAGTTACGGCAAGTTCGCATGGCTTAAGTAATGGGGATAGTGTAAAAATTCGTGATATTAAAGGTATGACAAATCTAAACGACAGAAGCTTTTTCGTGGCTAGTAAAAGCACTAATACTATTTCTTTAGTGCCTACTGCCAATGCCATTTCGGCAAGTATTAGTGCAATTACGGAGGCTAATCCGGCAGTAGTTACGGCCACGGCACATGGTCTGGTTAATGGAGAAAAAGTGTACATTTCCGGCGTAGTTGGGATGACGGAAGTCAATGGTTTGGTGTTTACAGTAGCGGGTAGTGCTGCTAACACTTTCCAATTGGCTACTATTAATAGTAGTAGTTACACTACGTACACGTCTGGGGGCAGTATACGCCACGCAGAAAACGGTGCAAGCCACACGGTCTATATATCTGGGGGCAATGTTAGACTTGAAACTACTTCTATTACTGGTCTTAATCATTTAGAGGGCCAAATAGTTAGTATATTGGGTGATGGTGCAGTGCAGTCTAATAAAACTGTTACTGGGGGGGCTGTTGTTTTAACTACTTTGGCCAGTATTGTTCACGTTGGCCTGCCTTATACATCAAAATTGGTAACATTAAATTTAGAAGCGGGTAGTCTAGATGGCACAGCACAGTCTAAAACCAAACGTATTAATGAGCTTACAGTTAGACTAAACAGGTCTTTAGGAATGTCTGCTGGCACTGAGGGGGGGACACTAGACGTAGTACCTTTTAGAGATAGCGCAGATAGTATGGATTCCGCACCACATTTGTTTACTGGTGATAAAAGGTTGCCTTTTCCTCAAGGGTATGAAACTAGTGGCAATATTGAAATACAACAAACCCAACCGTTGCCACAAAATATAATTGCTTTAATTACTAGGATTAATACTAACAATTAAATGGGATAGGTGGTATTATGTGTTTTGACCCAGCAACGATGGCAGCAATATCGATGATTACTACGGTGGCATCGGCAGTCGGGTCTTTATCTAAAGGACAATCGGCCGGACAGTCAGGGGATTATAACTCTGCTATACAAGACAACGCAGCCATCGCAGCTCAACAAAAGGCTGAATACGACGCTGGTGTTTTGCGAAAAAAAGGTGACACTCAAAGGGCCATCGCTAGAGTGGGTTATGGTAAAGGCGGTGTCGCCATAGAGGGTACGCCTTTGCTTTTTTTAGCGGACTCAGCTGAGCAAAATGAATTGGACGCACAGGCTCTAATCTATGGTGGTGATGTACGTGCTGGTAATTATAGGGCGCAAGCTAATTTGTCTCAAATGGAAGCCCGATCAGCTGAGAGAGCAGGAGTGACAACTGCCGGGACCACTTTATTAACGGGATTGGGGAAGGCTAGTAGCGCATACACTAAATCCACAAAGGCCGTCGTATAATGCCTAGAATTCCTGCATACCAAAGAGTCGCTAGTATTCCAGGGCCTCAAGGAATGGCAATGCCCCGTGCTACACCTGCAGCAATGGGTAGTTTAGAAGGTGCTGCTATGGAAAGGGGTGGTGCGAATATCAGTGATTACGTACTGGATGAGAATGATAAAAAAATCACAGCAGAAGCCCAAATATATGCGGCTAAAACTTTGTCGGCTGTAAGGGCGAAATTCGCCAAACGTGAGGTACACTTAAGACGGACTACGGACAGTGATATTGCACCAGTTTTAGATTCAGAATTTGCAACTGAAGTGGATGCTGCACAACGCAACGCCCCTAACCCGGTGGCGGCGGATAAAGTAGCTATTGGATTACAAACATTTTGGGGAACTCTGAGTACTAGAGCAATATACGAAGACAGCGTTTTTAGAGATAAACGAGTAATAAATTCAAATACTGTTGCACACGAAAACGACCAGTCAGCCGTGTATAATAATTATGGTGTGTTAAACACAACAATTGCAGCGTCTAAAGCTAGAGTAAACGCTCTAGTTTTACCAGATGTTGTTAAACAAAAAATGATACAAGATCAAAAATTAGAATTGGGTTATGATGGTGTTAGAGGCTATATTGATGTTGGTCCTGCTCAAGCTTCTCAAATGCTAAAGGATTTAAATGATCCTACTAATGATGCATATTTTAAAAACATTTTAGGGGATAAAAAGCAGCAATTAATAAAATACGCTAATTCTGAAATTAAAGCGTTTGAAACATCACAGCGATTAAATGAAACAGCAAGACGTATGCAAGAAACACAGGACCAGCGTGATATTAATACCCATTGGGTAGATAGATTATTAAATCCTGCTGTGGGTGTAACTATGGAAGAGATAAGAACTTATGAGCACAAAACAACGGACGGAAGAATTGTTAAACCAAATGGTGGAACTATAGCTACACTTAAAAATCATTTTAACACATTAGCCAAACCGCCTATAACTACTTCTGAAGAAAAATTACAGACTTTTAGTGATTTAATGGAGCAAGTAGACTATATAAAGTCTGATCCGGAGTCGTATGGCGAAAATGTATTCTTACAGGAGATTGCTATTGAAGAATCTTTAGCCCAAGGAGACATTGGTTTACAACACTACAATGTATTAATCAAAAATTTAAATAAACCATTAGACGGACAGAAAAAATTGTTTTTGGATGTAATGAAACAGGAGTTAGTTAGAAGCAATGGCATGTTGGGGATAAAAGACCCTGAAGGCACAGAACGTTATATGCAGGCTGTGGTACGAATAAACGAATTACTAGAGCAGGCTGAACAAAACGAAGATATTAATATTATGGATTTGTATGATCCTAAGTCTGATTTGTATATGAAAAAGGACTCTGAGATTGCGAAGCTAAAAAGAACAGACATAGAAATTCAACACTCACTAATATACAACTTGACGGGTAAAAAGCGCCCCACCGGCGATGGTAAAAAGCCCCCCACCGGCGGTGGTAAAAAGGTCGTCCCCGGCTCCACAGCAGATAACGTTCTGAGGATTCTGGGGCTTATAAACTAGTAATGGACACATTCCAAAAAGCATTGCACGAACAAAACATCACCTCAGCAGATGGCAATGCCGCAATTGGCTTAATTAGAAAAACAGCTGATGCTGAGGGTGTGGCCAGCCGTGATGTGGATGAAAGACTAGGTATCCAGCCGTTTGATACTTCCCCTATACAAGAATTTTTGGTTAATAAAGCTAAAGAAACGTTCGGGGACAGCGGAGAGAAATTCACCCGTGAATTGTTTACCTTAGATGACTTTGCTAGTGCCGGTTTTGATCGCAGTGTGCTTGGTTTGGCTATCGAACCAATGGATAAATCTTCCAAAGAAACAATGGCTATGCCCGATCAGTCTAATATACAACATGCTGCTGCTGCCACAGGTCAAATTTTTGGGGACCTACCGGTGATAGTCCCCGCTATGGCTGCTGCTTTGGTGCTTACCAAAAAACCCCGCCACGTATATGGAGCTGGTTTTGCTGCCCCAGAGGTAATTAGGCATTTTTTATTAGACGCATACGAAAATGGGAGTATAGACAGTTTTTCCAAATTTTGGGACGTGTTTACAGGTGCAGCAAGGGCTGGGATGGAAGGGTATATTACGGGGTATTCTGCCGGTCTTACAAAAGAAATAGTTGCTGGGCCACTTAAGAAAGCTCTGCCGGGGGCGTTTTTGCCAAATGTTGCTACTACAGCAGCAGAAATAACCGCATTTACTACTACTGGGGCAGCACTACAGGGTAGATTGCCTACTAAGGATGAGTTTATAGTTGGTGCTCTAGCTATTGGGGGACTTAAAGCTGCTGGTAAAATTGTACAGGTAGGTGTCCAGTCCGTCCAGTCCGTCCGTGGTAAATTTGAAAAAGTGTATGCCGAAAATAATATTCGCCCTTCGGACGTGTTAGAAGATACCAAAACTGATTTTACTATTAGAGAAGACTTAAATTCTGTTAATATTGATATACCTAGGTCTTATCAAACTGCAGAACAAGCTGCAAGGGCTGCAGAAACTAGGGCAGACCCCTTTGCTGGAGAAACTATTGAGTTTCAAAAGCAAAACGAAGTATGGTCTATGCAAGAGCCAGTGGAAGCTTTTGGTGAGTTAAATATGGAAAATATGATGTCTGGAGCAAAAGATGTTAATTTCCTAAGAGACACGTACAACAGACTATTAAAAGAACATGGGTTAGATGTTTTACATACTTCAGAAAGGTCTGCATTAAAGGCTTGGGTAGACCATTCTAAAGGCAATATTACTCGTATGGATGATCTATTTATACCATTAAATGAGCCACTAGTAATATACCATGGGTCGTCTACTAAAGGACCTAATAAAAATATATCGGGTAGCTTGTCTCCAGACGTTGCTTTTGCACGTGCTGATAAAAATTTTGGTGAAATACATAGAATAGTTCTACCAGCTAATACTAGAGTAGCCCTACCATCAAAATCTACTAATCTTGAGACTTTACAAAACGAGTTAGAAGTAGTTGTACATCCAGAAAATAAAATAGAAGTAATTAGAGAATTAGATGTTACTACACCCACACCAGCCGCATTCCAGGAAGTAGTGGGTGATCCAGGAAGAAGAACATTTTTAAAACAAGCCGCTGGAACTGCAGCCGCCGTAGTCGCTGCGCCATTAATGCCTTTGTCTAAAATTGCTCCAGTAGCTAAAAAAGTGGTCGACAGTAGTAAATCTATATCTGTTATTGCAGGGTCTTTAGGCGAAAGTGGTGCAGTGATTTTACCACGTGATGCAATTATGAATGAATTAAGTGCGCTAGGTATGAAAGAAGCTGATCTCACTACTTATACATTTCATCCACAAAGTGCTGTTAAAACATTTGCAAAATTTGAAAAGGCATTAGAAGAAGGGGCTAACCCTAGATCTTTCCCAGATGCAGACTTAATTATGTTTAAAGGTGATCAAATATTAGTAGATAGAATTAAAAACAATCAACAAGCTTTAGATGCGCTAGAAGATGGAACATTATTTGAAAGTTATTATCAACCTAAATGGGAAAGCAAAGGCTGGGAACTAATTGATAATTTTGAAACTTTCTCTTCCCGTAGTATACAAGAAGTTATTGAAAGAGGTGTTGGGGATTTACCAGTAAGCAAAGGTAGTCCTTTTAACAAACAAAAAGCTTTAGAGTATTTTGAAGATTCGGGATTTGATGTTAATCTTGCATCTAAAATGGCTGATCAAGCAGAATTATTATTTCAGCCTAAAACTATTGAAGCTAAGCCTAAAGATGCTCCACAAATTGAAGCTAAGCCTAAAGATGCTCCTCCGCAATTAAATGTCCAAAAAATTGCAGATTCTAGAGTAATACGTCGAGACGAAAGCACAGAGGTTAGTAGCCGCATATCTATTGGTGAGCCGTCTAACGTAAAACGTCCTTATGGTTTTAACGAAATATATCGAGATATATTTGATGATTTACATCCATTAAATCAAGTGGTAAAAGCAATTAAAGACGGCAAAAAACTACCTGCCTATCAAGACCCTTACATATTAGCTAGAAATTTAAAAGGTGTGTCTGGTGTAGGTGATACGTTTTTAGAATTTGGCACAATGGACTATGCTTCTAAATTGCAAATAGGTGAGTCATTTAGAAGCATAGTTCGACCTATAGACCAAGCTGGTTTTTTAGATGCGTTTAGAGAATATGCTGTTGCTAGAAGAACTTTAGAGTTGGTTGAAAGAGGTGTTGTAACTGGTATTGACCCAGTGATGGCAAAAAATGTAGTTAAAAAACACGGTAATAAACCTAATTTTGAAAAAGATTTCCAAAGATTACGTAAATATCAAGAGGATGTACTAGCGTATGTACGAGACTCAGGCTTAATTAGTAAAGAACAATTTAAAGCTATTCAAGAAGCTAACAAAGATTACGTGCCATTTCATAGAGTAATGGCCCCTGGAAAATCCACAGGATCAGGCCTGCGGGGCGGCAAATCTGGAAGTTTAAAGAAGATTAGAGGGTCTGAAAGACCAATTATTGATCCGATTGAATCTATTATTAGAAATACTTATATATTAACTACCCTAGCTGAGAGAAACAGGGTGATGAACGCTCTTGTAGATCTAGCTGAAACAGCCCCTGAATTAGGATTTATAGCTAAGAAAAAAGCAGCGACTATTGTCACTAATGTGACTAATAAAGAACTAAAAAAATTGATGGAGCCATATCTTAAAGATGAGTCTATTAAATTTGGCGAAGAAGACCTAACAATATTTCGCAAAAAAGTATTTATTAATGAAAATAATGTAGTTAGATACAAAGACGGTAAACCAGAAGTGTATGAAGCAGACCCTTTAATTATTGAAGCTTTGAGTGCTATGGACCGTGCAGCTTTAGATATGACTGTAAAGATTCTAGCATTACCGGCTACCATGTTACGCACGGGTGCTGTCTTGTCCCCAGATTTTATGTCACGTAATGCTACTAGAGACACAGTATCAGCATTTATGTTTTCTAAAGATGGTTTTATACCCGTAATAGACACGTTTAGGGGGATGGGCCATGTTTTAGGTAAATCAAAAGCTTATCAAGAATGGGTGGCTAATGGTGGGCAATTTTCACATCTACAATCTATTGATAGAAGTTACTATCAAAAAGGCGTAAAAGAAATATTACAAAGTATACCCGTTAGAAATGTGCTAAGAAATCCTATGGAGCAACTACGTGCATTGTCTAGCTTAATAGAACAATCAACACGTGTACAAGTATTTGCGAAAAGCGCCAAAAAAGCTCGTAAAAGAGGCGAACTGGATATAGAGGCTACAACACGTGCAGCGTTTGAAGCTAGAGACGTTACTTTAGACTTTCAAAGAATGGGGGCTAAAACCAAATCGTTAAATGCTATGTCAGCGTTTTTTAATGCTTTTGTACAAGGCCCCGATAAAATGATTAGGTATATGAAAGAACACCCTAAAGCTTTTGCTATGAAGGCTTTTGCAGGATTAGTGTTACCTTCGGCTACTTTATATCTGATTAACAAAGATGAAGAATGGTATAAAGACTTACAACAATGGGAAAAAGACATATACTGGCATATCGAAATTGACGAGGTAAGATGGCGTATACCTAAGCCATTTGGGGTGGGGTTAATATTTGGCACAGGCACTGAAAAATTTATGGAGTACATGATTTCTAAAGACCCTAACGGGGGTAAGAAGTTTTTAAAGGCTGTGGGTGGTGAGTTTGTTCCTAATATGATGCCACAAGCTTTGGCTGTACCAGTTGAAGTGTGGGCAAACAAATCGTTCTTTTTAAATAGACCTATTATACCCAGAGATAGAGAAGGCGTACTACCCCACCTTCAATATGGTACATATACTTCGGAGACTGCTAAAGTAATAGCAGCATTGATAGGTACACTACCTGCAGTAGGAGACTCACTATTAGCATCGCCTGCTGTAGTAGAACACATAATTAAAGGATGGACAGGTGGATTAGGAAAATACGTATTAGATGCCACGGATAAAGTATTGTCTATAGCAGGTCTTTCCCCAGATACCAACGAACCAACACCACAATACTTAACAAACATCCCTATAGTAAAAGCGTTTGTAGTAAGATACCCTTCTATGAATACTATCCCAATTGAAAAATTTTATAAAGAGTATGCTGATAGAGAAAGGTATATTAAATCATTTCGTGCATTAATAACTGAGGGTAGGTATCTAGAAGGGGCAGATTTTTTACAAGCGTCTTTAGAATCAGGCAAATTAATAAGACTAACTGGAATTAAAAAGGGAATGTCTAATATGAGCAAAGCTATTCGGAGTATACACCGAATACCTGAAATGGAAGGTATGACGGACAAAGAGCTGTCCAATTGGAAGCGGGAACAAATCGACGGGTTATACTTAAAAATAAACCAATTAGCAAAACGGGGACTAGAAGTAGTAAAAACATTAGATACACTAGACACAAAAAATTGATTTTTGAATTTAGGCATGCTAAAATAACAATGGAGTGAAAATATGACCATATCCGGAACTACTACTACAGTAGCATACACAGGGAATGGAAGCACTGTTGTTTTTGCAGTTACGTTTTCGTTTTTTGGCACTGCTGCCACTTCGGAACTTGAAGTAATAGAGCGTACTATTGCTACTGGTGCGGAAGTAACTAAAGAATATTCTACACACTACACTGTAACTGGGGGTTCAGGGTCTACTGGTGCAGTGGTTGCTGGCTCTGCACCAGCTAGTACTGTTCAGTGGCATATTAGACGTACCACTACGCAAACTCAAGCTACCGACTACGTTGAAAACGACGAATTCCCGGCTGATAGTCACGAAGAAGCGCTAGATCGTTTAACTATGGTTGCTCAAGAGCAAAATAGCGATATTCTACAATCCTTCAAATACCCCGACACGTACACAGGTGGCGCTTCCTCCACGTTCCCAGAGCCTGTGGCAAATGCCTATGTGCTTTTTAATGCGGCAGGTGATGCCCTTACGACTTCCATCACGACAGCAGGGCAATATCTTGGCGCAGACGGAACTGCAAGTCTTCCATTTTATAGCTATTCTGGTGATCCCAACAGCGGGTTCTACCGAATCGGGGCTGATAATATAGGCTTGACGCTTGGCGGCACAAAACGAGTAGACTTTGCAGCAGCAGGAACATCTATTACAGGCACTCTTACTACCTCTGGCATCTTGTCTGTTGACGCTACTACCACATCCACCAGTGGCACTACAGGCTCTATCCACACAGATGGCGGTATAGGTGTAGCTGGCACGGCGCATATCGTAGGCGTAACAACGCACGGCGGGGATGTTCTATCTGACACAGATTCCACAGATTCAATTGGCTCAACAGGAGTTCGCTGGTTAAAATTGTGGGTAGACAGTATTCAAACTACAGCTAATACAGATGTGGCTGGAGATTTGACTGTTACAGGAAATCTTACAGTCAATGGTACTACGGTCACCAATGATGCGACTAACACAGAAATCAAAGATCCGCTAATTGAATTAAATTCTGGTGCTGGTAGCAATGCCAATGATCTTGGTCTTATTATGGAGCGTGGCAGCACAGGCAATAACGCTGTTATTCTTTGGGACGAAAGCGGCGATTTCTTTACTGTAGGAACTACAACGGCAACTGCCGATTCTACTGGAAATATGAGTTATGCGTTTGCACCGTTTAAATGTTCGGCGTTAACGGCAACCTCTGGTACGTTAGCTGGCTTAACATCGATCGCTATGTCTGCCGGAGCTACGTTAACCGCAGGGTTCTTAGATGAAGACGATATGGCATCAGATTCAGCAGTGGCTGGAGTCACACAACAGGCCGCGAAGGCGTATGTGGATTCTTCTTCAAAGGCCGCTGGCATCTCGATGACATGGGAGACTGCTACTACTGATACGGACCAAGGTGTCGGTAAAGTTTGGGCCAATAATGCGACTCTCTCTAGTGCCACGGTTCTTTATTTCGATGACGTTGAACGAAACAGCGTTTCAATTAATGCGTTGATCGACAGCCTGGACGATCCGACTGCAACTAATTCTGCCACAATCTACATTCAAGAGGCTGGATCTGCAACGGCAGGGGTTGTCTTTCATTGCAGCGGCTCAGTTTCCTCTGCCTCAACTTATTCGAAAGTGACCGTAAGTCATGTGGCGACATTCGGCACATTAGCTGATGGCGATGTGGTCGGTGTAACTATTGCATTTTCTGGCAATAATGGCGGGGGCGGTGACTTAGAAGCCTCAAACAATCTATCGGATGTTGACTCCGCATCTACCTCTCTCACAAACATTGGCGGTGTCGGTCTCGGCCTCGTCTTAGCATTAGGATAAAACAATGGCAGAAGTATTAACAGGTAAAGGTTATCTGGTCACAACGGGTGTTGTGGCGGGGTTGACAGCTACATCCTCTCAGACAATAACCGTGATTGGCCTAGCGGCGGCGAACATTCATGCTGACACAGGGTCTTGGCTAACTTGCGATGTAAACAGATCTGGGGGAGTTGACAGTGAAATTATTCACCAGATTGAAATTCCAATCAATGACAGTCTTGATTTACTTAATGGTGCAAAGATTGTCTTAAATGCAAGCGACACACTCGACTTTATTGCTGAAAACGCCAGCACTATTGAGGTCTCAATCAGCTATCTAATTCAAACGTAACGTAAAGGAATAATATTATGCCCGGGTTTATGTCAGGTGCCAATGTAGCGGACGGCACAATTACCACAGCTAAAATGGCTGATAATGCTGTTACCCTCGCTAAGATGGCGGGTGGCACGGATGGTAATCTTATAGGCATCAACGCCAGCGGTGATCCTGCATATATCGCGACAGGCTCCGATGGACAAGTGCTAACATCTGGTGGTGCTGGTGTTGCTGCTTTAATGGAGGCTGCTGGTGGTGGTAGTGACATACAAACTTTTACTAGCTCTGGTACTTGGACTAAACCAGCCTCTGGATCACTTATTAGAGTTGAAGCATGGGGCGGCGGCGGCTCTGGTGGTTCAGCTTTAGGTTCAGAGCAGCCCGGTGCTGGTGGTGGTGGAGGAGGTTATTGGGTACACTGGCTCTTAGTCTCCGCTGCTGGTTCAACCGAAACTGTAACGGTTGGTGCTGGGGGTGCAAGCCAAACTGGAAATGGTAATGGCAACAGCGGGGGCAACAGTACATTTGGAAGTCTTGCGACAGTTTACGGCGGGGGCGGGGGCAACCGCTCCAACGGTGGTAGTGGTGGCGGGGGTGTCCTTGGTGCTGGTCAAATAGGGTCTGAGGCAGCCATCGGTGCTGGTGGTTTAGGATTCTTGAACACAGCCGCTGGTGCTGGTGCTGCTGGAGGTATGGATGGCGCAGGTGCTGGTGGTTCATTAAATAATGCTGTTGGTGGTACTGCCATTTTCGGTGGAGGAGGCGGCGGCGGTGGTAGTTATGGTGGTACTGGCACCAACGGCGGCGGTAGTTATTGGGGCGGCGGTGGAGGCGGCGGTAGTCGTGATGGTGGTAGTGGTACAGGGTCTGGGGGAACATCTACTAAAGGCGGGAATGGAGGAAAGGGTGGAGAAGGTGGTGGTGTCAACGGCACTGCTGGTACTGCTCCGGGCGGTGGTGGCGGTGGTGCCGCTACTACAGGCGATAGTGGGGCTGGTGGTATAGGCAAGATGATTGTGACTACTTTTTAGGAATATATTATGAATAAAACTTATATAAATTCTTCTACCAACGAATGGGTTAATTGCATAGTCCTTCCCGATGATTGGTCTGGTGCTGATGGAGAATGGCAATTACCAGATGGACATGTCTTTGTAGATGGGAATGGGCATTCTGGATGTGTGTGGAATGGTTCAATATTTACTAATCCTAATGCACTAACTACCGATGAAATAACTGCAATTAATTGGGCGACTCTTAGATCAACAAGAGATTCTCTGCTAACTGCGTGTGATTGGACTCAAACTAGTGACACAGCCCTAAGCGATGGAGATAAGAATAAATGGATTGCCTATAGAATACTACTGAGAAATTTGCCAGCTAATACAAGTGACCTTTTAGATGTTACATGGCCTGATGCGCCATGATGTTTGTAAAAATATTTAGTTTATTTAAATTTAAGACTAGATTGTTACGCCCAATCTATTGGTGGTGGTAGAGGTGGCTAATGATAGCAGATTCAAACGTAAAGGAGTAAAATGTTATGCCCGGTTTTATGTCAGGTAATGCGGCTTTAGGGGCGGGTTCCGTTTCAACAGCCGCACTCGCAGATAATGCAGTTACCCTTGCAAAGATGGCTGGTGGAACTGACGGCAACCTCATTGGGATAGACGCCAGCGGCGACCCTGCTTATATCGCAACGGGAGATGACGGACAGGTGCTAACATCTGGTGGTACTGGAGTAGCGGCTTTGATGGAGGCGTCTGGTGGCGGCGGTGCTTGGAATATTATCGGTACAGCCGTTGCTTCAAGTAGCGCCAGCCTCACGGTCACGGGATTGGACAGCGCTTACGACACTTACGCTATCGCATTCGCTGATATTATCCCAGCTACTGATGGTGTAGAAGCTATCTTCAGAGTTGGGGATAGTAGTGGTGTGGATAGTGGTGCCAGTGACTACGCATGGTTTAGTAACGGCGATGAGGTAACCGACACAACGTATGGAAATGCTGGAGAGTCTGATGAGGCTGATAGCGGAATACGCATAGCGCACGATGCTGGAGGATCACATAACAGGATTGGCACCGGCACCGGAGAGGGTTTTGGAGGTCTTCTTTATCTACATAGGCCGGGTGATGGCACTATGAACCCTATGGTTACAGGGCAAACTGTGTGGGGATCAACAACAAGCGCACAAATTACATCTATGAAATGTGCAGGGGCTAGGAAATCTTCAATTACTTTAGATAGAGTAAATTTCCTGCTTAGTAGTGGAAACATAGCCTCTGGAAGAATGACAGTGTGGGGGATAGCACATGCCTAGATTTAGAAACGAAAATGGCGTTGATACTCAGTTAACGCCAGAAGAAGAAACAGCACGGGATGCAGAAGAAGCTCAATTCGCCCAAGATAAAGCCGACTATATCGCCAATGAAAAGTACAAGTATGACCGCCGTGAGGCTTATGGCGACATAGGGGCGCAATTGGACACGCAGTATTGGGACGGCGTTAACGATACAACCGTTTGGGCAGATCATATCGCAAAAGTTAAATCTGACAATCCTAAACCGTCTTGATGGTAGTGGTAGAGGTGGCTGATGGTACTCGCAGAAATCTCACTCGCAATAGGAGCTGTAAAAGCTGTTGGATCAGCTATTGAATCTGCTAAATCATTAGTAGAAGTAGCTGGTCAATTAGATAGAGTGTTCTCGTTAGCTGATCAAGTAGAACAGAAGCCACATACAAAAGGTGCTACGGAATCTAAGATTGAACATCGATTAGGAAAATTTGAACATCACTCTACTGGAGAAGACACAAGCTTTGCAGGAATAGCGCAAGAAATTGTAGATGCTAAAGCACTTAGGAATGAATTATATACACTTAAGATTCAACTGAATAACAAGTGGGGTCCAGATACTTATGATACTATTATTAATACTCGCAAAAAACGTTTAGAAAAACAAGAAAAACTAGAATACGAACACCGACAACTATTACATGAAAGAAAAGTTGCTCGTAAAAAGTTTTGGTTGGAAATGTTAAAGGTTGGTGGCTTAGTATTATTTGTATCTGGAGCTGCATATTGGATTGTTATGAATGTTTAAAGGTGACATGTGGAGTTAACTGGCGCACACGCAATGCAAGGCTTAATGTTAGTAGCTACAATTGCAGGTGGCTACGCTGTAGTTAAGAACCAACTAGCTAGAGTTATTCAAGACTTATCTAAGATTAATGATGAGTTAGAGTCTGTTAATAAACGATTAGATGTTGCTGAAAGTAGTACTGCTGTGTTTCAGCATCAAATAACTGTATTAGGACATATACTTTCACCAGCTCAATTAGAGAAACAAAACAGAGAGATGGCAGATCTAATTGCTAGAGTTAAAGTTACTGAGAGTAGGATTAATTCAAATGCTTCAATGCATAACCACAAACATCCAAAGGTAGATTGATGCATAAAGTCTTTGATCATTGGAAAGAAGTCCCACAAACATGGGCAGCTTGGCCTTGGAAATACTTTTCTCCAAAGGAAATGGCATGTAGAGGAACTGGCTCATTAGATGTTGCTGAGTCATTATTAGATCATTTAGAACTTCTTAGATCTAGGTTTGGATCTTCTCTTACAGTCTTAAGTGCTTTTAGATCAAAGTACCACAATGCTAAAGTAGGTGGAGCTGTTAGGAGTAGGCATCTTTTTGGGGATGCATGTGACATATCAATTAGAAACAAAGATAAGTTTTTACTTGAGAAGTTAGCATTAGATTTAGGTTTTACTGGATTAGGATACTATAATACTTTTTTACACATAGATCGGCGGCCTAAGAAAGCACGTTGGGGGAGGAAGAAATGGAATGTTTGATTTAATAGGAACAGTTTTGTCGGGAGGTTTAACTGGAGTTGTGGGCAGTGTTATAGGGAAATGCTTCAGTTTTCTTGATGCATGGCAAGAGGAAAAAAAAGCTGACAAAGAACACGGACGAACGCTTGAAATGCTTCGACTCCAAAATGAAATTGGCGCAGAAGAAAATGAACGTGAAATGGCAGTTGCGGAGGCGAATGCAGATGCCAATATGCGAATGGCATCCTACTCGCACGACTCTATGGGTGGTCCAAGTAGTATCTGGGTCGCTAATATCTTACGTCTTGTGCGTCCTTGCCTTACTCTTAGTCTCATTGTTTTAGTCGGAGTTTTATATTTCTCGGCAGAAGTAAATGGTCGTGCTACAATAGAAGCAAGCGTTATTTATATGTGTTCTTCTTCCGTTCTTTGGTGGTTCGGAGACCGTGCTTTAAGGAGTAAGAAATGAACCCAATTCTCAAATTCATACTGCTGTGGATATCTTCTAAAGTTGTGCGGTTAGATAATTACTTATGGCGGAAGTTATGGGCGCGAAAATAAACATTACTTTACTTACTAGTATACTTTTGCTGGGGACTGGGTGCGCCTTGGCCTTGCCATTAGCTGGTGCTGGCAGCGCAGTACGATCAGAAGTAAGGGTACAAAGAATAGAACATCGGCTAGAATCCAACGAAAAGATCATAGACTATCTATTGGAACAGCATCCCGATATATAACATTGTACTTTTTACCATTCAATAATCTCTTCCACGATAGCTCCGGATCAATTTTAGCATCTTTTTCCAACTCTGGCCAATCCTGTGTCCGGGCCAAGAGTTTATCAGATATCTTTTTTTTATACTCTGCGGTCTGCATTGTGCGAATACGATTATTATGTTGGCTATCGTTTAAAAGTGTGCGCTTGCATCTGCCGCAAGCATAATCACCATTCGCTCTTTTAACTGGGCGAGTCTGTGTTCCGCACCAAGGACATTCGACTATCATAACTCTATCCACACGCTATCGGGCATTAAGTTTCCTTTTCTTCTTTAGGATAGTACACCTCTACAGAACTATTACATTTTGGGCAGCTTAAATTAGTTACCATACTATAACTTTCGTCTTCGTCGTCATCAATATCATGGTCCCCGCCCCAAATTAATTCTGTCTTACAATGCCAGCAATTCATAAAATAGCTAGCCCCCAGACTTCTCTTCTAAACGTGTATCGGGTGTAACTAAATCATAAGCAGTTCTACTTTCCCATTCACAGTCTACGCACATTTTTATATCCACATTGCTTATTGTGTATAAATATTCTAACAGACCACCACAATTGAGGCAAGTGCTATATTTTTTCATATAAAACTCCAGGGTTTTTGATTTTCACGATCTAATAGAATCTATAATAGCCTCAGCCATAGACAACTTTTTTTGTAAAGCCACTATGATTTTTTCATCCAGCTTAGTACCAACTATATCTACATAAGTAACTGGGTAATTTTGCCCATGTCTATGATTTCTAGCTTCAGCTTGAACACGTGCATCTAAATCGTAGTTATTTTCATAAAATATAGTAGTGTGACAAGGTACTGACCCCGACCCTAATAAAGTGTGACCGTATTTGCCAGCTGTCAACTGTGCGATCATGACCGTAGTATCACCTTTATTAAACAAAATTTTGTTGTCTACTTGGTCTTCTTCAGACTGGTTGCCTGTTAAAACAGCACATTTAATCCCAATCTTGTGCATCAGACGTATAAGATCTTTAATTGATTGTTTATAAAAGGCGAACACAATTACTTTAGTATTAATTTCTTCTAATATTTCTTTTATTAGAGCTAATTTAGGGTTTTTATCTAGATGAACTAACTCATTAGTCTCACCCTGTTCGTCTATTATAAATCCAGACGATATCTGTTGTAGTTTCATCATTTGTGTTATAACCATTGGGGCAGTGATAGTTTCTTCTTTAATGTGAAGTACCAATTCTTTGCGCATTGTTTCATATTGATCGTATTGTTCACCAGACAATTCGTATCTTCTGGTAGTACACAGCGTGTCCGGCAGGTCCGTCCATTCGCTTTTTTTAGCTCTAAATGATGATTGGTCAATGATTGATGTAAGCTCGTCTTGATTTCTAACTCCAATAATTTGTTTACCTAAATATCCCCCCATTTTACAAAAACGATTTCTAAAGGCATATTGGTTTTTACCTTTTAGTTCTCCAATGCACCTAAATTGACCCCATATATCTAACGGTGATTTTACTATTGGTGCTCCTGATAGTATTCTAACGTAAGACGCAAAACTAGCTAAACCAATGATTCTTTTGGTTCTTTTAGCTTGTGGGTTTTTTACATGGATAGATTCGTCTAATACCAAATAAGTGTTGTTTGTTTGTAATTGGTCTTCAATGTATTGGCCACCCTTACCTATCATTGCTTCGTAATTAATAGCTAATATATCCCAATCGTCCGTTATTTTAGGCCATGTACTAATATTCAATTTTACGTCCCACTCTTTCGCCTCAGCCACCCACACTTGTTTTAAAGACTGTGGGCAAATTATAATCATTTTACTCACTAAACCCATAGTATATAAATTAATAAACTCGTTATAGGCAGTAGCCGTCTTTCCTAGCCCCATTTCCATAAAAAACCCAAATCCTCTTAAACCTTCTGCTTTTTCTAAAGCTTTAGTCTGGACAGCATACGGAGAACCTTTTAAGTGCCAAGGATACACACTAAAACTCCTTACTACTATATAGGTAGGTACGAGGCGTTTCATATACTTTTTCTGCCAACGTTTTGGGTAAACCACCGTCTAAATCTTTTGCCATAGTACTCAAATGCCAATGCATGTCTTGTAATAGGGGGGCGACTGTTCTATTTCCCATGCCTAATTCATCACTTAGGTACATACAGGCTTCAAATATATCCGCTACTTTAACTACGTCTTTGCAGTATTTTATATCAGTAGAAGAATTAACCTGTATTTCTTCCGCCATTGTACTCAGGTGCTGTAATATTGGTGCGTCTTTCACTGTGTACTTTTTATAGGGTGTTGGTATATCGCCACTGACCATTTCATCAAAATCGTGTGTTAAGGAATATTGTGTTATCCAATTTATATCCTGCGTTCTCATACTCAATAATTTGGCAATTGCCGTCGCATAAATTGCCACATAATATGAATGTTCGGCCACTGACTGTTGTCTAAGTGTTCTTATAATCGCCCACCTTGGAACGTGTTGTAATACTCTGTTGGTTGAGTCTAGTATGGACATAATTATTCCTCTTTAAAAGGGTATATGTGTAATTTTCTTTCTATAGCCTCTTTACACTCCGCATAAAAAATTGTACCAGTTGGTATATGAGTATACATAGTAGCAATGTGACGATTCATCTCTCCCCACTGCCCATGTATCTTAAAATCTTCTTTTTTTAATAATAATTTTTCTTCAGTTATTGTTTTAATAGTAACATACTTAGTCATTTTGTGGCCCCCTCATACATGCCGGTTATTCCAGGCCTAACTTTTTCTATTTCAGAACCCCAGCCCATTAACAACTCAGGATAGTATGATAATTTTTCTAAACAGGATTTTCCTATTTGTTCGCAAATGTCTTGTAGTAGCTCGTCACTAGCATAATTACAAAAATTTAAAAATATTAAAGTGGGTCTGTTTATGGAGACTGCCTCATCGAATTGCTGTTGACTCCATGTGAAAATTCGTCTAACTCGTTTTGTTACAGTAGTATATTCGTTTTCTACTTGTAATTCTTCAAATGACACTTCGTTTTGATCGGGATAAAAGTCTCCACTATACCCTAATTCTGGTATAGAGCCTACTCTAATTGGGTAAGTTCTTAATGACATGGCAACGTTTTCTACAAAAATAGGGTGTATCTCCGCATCAGCAATACCCTGTCCTACATTACAATTTCTAGAAGTACAATAAGGATAAAATCTGCCGTTAACTGATAAACTATGACCCTGAGGTACTTCTACAGACACCCTAGCCCCATGACTAAGTTTATCATTTAAATCAATCCTCTTGATTCTAAATCTCGATTTTAATACATTGCTATTTTTGGCTAAACTACCAGTTCTTTGAGTTTTTCTAGCTAAAGCGTTTCCCACCCCCTTTCTAGTCGAAGATATTTTAGTAGCCATAGACGTTTTTATGTTTTCGTCATCTATGTCCTGCTGTGTGATAATAGTCGCATTAGGGTGGATAACTACATTTTTACTATTAATACCTATTTCGTCCGCCTCTTTCATTAATAAATTAACATTAATGATGGCCCCTGCATTAACATATATAGTCGTGTCCTGCTGAATAACCCCAAAAGTTGGTAAGTGAAAACAACAAAAATTACGCTCTGGTGTTGATTGAAATTTAGTCCAGTGTCCTGCATTAGCACTTGCATTAGTGGTAGCAATATCCACTTCGTTTTGGGGTTGAAGAGCCAAATACGCAGCAAGCAAACCTTTACCAGTGGAGCCAAATTGCCCATCCACTAAAACTGACGCTTTGCCATTTTTAATATATTCGAAGTTGTGTCTATCTACAGTCATTTTTTGCCCCCATTATTACAGTCAGCCCAAATCAAAAACCATGCGTTGCAAATTGCGTGGGCCAAGTGGTGCTTGCCACTTTCTTTATCGTTAATTTCGCCAAGTCTCCAAGCCATAATATGTCTCATCATCGCATCAAAATAACGATCCCAGTCATCGCATTTTTTCCAATTATTAATACCATATTTTTCCGCACCAAAATCAAAAATGTCCACTACCTGTTGCAAAACTTCATATGGCAGCAATCTCCATCTCCTTTTCTTAGCGTCGTGTTTTTTGTAGTTCGTCACCCTAATTTGTCCATTTCAACAGTAGACCAAATATTAATACTAGATACTATTTGGCCCACGTCCCATTCATTTCCACTATAAGTTATACAGTGGGAATCCTTTGTGTAGTCTTCTGCATTAGGGTCAGCGCCTACATACATCACATGAAATTTGCCCTCTGGCTTATATAACAACCAACCAGAGGGCATATTGGCTATGTGTAGTCTTTTTAGTGTTTCTATCTGCAACTTTGTTAGAGCCAACTTGTCTTTTTTACACTCAATAAACACAGCAGGAAGAGCATGCATTTTTATAAACAAATCCGGCAGACCACCTTGGTGTCTGTTGGCTACTTTGAAGGCCCATCCTTTTTTTCTATTTACTTCTTTTACTATACGAGATTGTAAAGTTAACTCATCCATAGCTAGCCTCCGACCAATTTTTGCCTTCCCCTACATCCACCACCATAGGTACTTGCAATTCTATGGACTTTTTCGGGCCAAAGTCTTGCATTATTTCTATCGCAGTATTAAAGTCTTGTCTGTCATCCTCATAAAATTGGAAATCAATCGAATCGTGTATGCTTAATAACATGTGAACTTTATCCCCGTTTGCTTCTAAGTAATTATCAATATTAACCATTGCCTCTTTTATAATGTCCGCATTACCACACTGTAATAGTCTATTAATGGCTTTATAACTCATGTCATAATTAGATCGTTTATCTAAACGTGCTCTTCTACCCATAATACTTTTTACGAATCCAACAGACTTCATTTTATTGGCGGCAGTTTTTTGTAGTACTTTAATTTCTGGCATGTTTGTAAAATAGTCATTCCAAATCTTTTCCCCTTGAGCCTCAGACACGCCCAATTCAACAATTAATTTAGCCTTTCCCATACCAGTTAGTAGCCCTTGATTGAGCCTTTTGCCTGAGTCCCTGTCTATCCCGGCAGCGTTTGCAACGGCCGTGTGCGCATCTATTGGTGGATCGGACAAATAACCCGATAGTAACACTTTACACTTTGAATAGTGGGCCAACAGCCGTGGTTCACACTGGCTATAATCCACACTGCCCCACACCATGCCTTCATCTGGTACAAACACCGACCTAAACAATTGCCCCAATTCCTTATTTCTTTTGGGTACTTGCTGCATATTTGGCCTAGATGAACTAAGTCTACCAGTGATTGTACCAAAGTGATCAGACCTTGATTGGTTAAATTCCGTATGGATTCTACCATTAAAAATGTGTGTGTTCATGGGTGATATAAAGGAATTGAGCAGGTTGCCATACTTTCTTGCTGCGACTATTTTCTTCCCTATTTCGTTAGTTAACAAGTAGTTCTCTGTAAAAGAAGGGTTTCCTTTCTCTGTAATAGGGTAGTCAGTAATGTTAGCTTTGTCAAATAACGCTTTCATCTGAGCACCAGACCGTATGTTTAAGTCCTTTGGAAGTGATTCATTAGCCTCTATTAAACGTTGCTCAACTAATTTAGAAACGTCAACCAAACGCTGCTCGTCTATGTTTACTCCTCTAACTACCATCCTATGTAGAACTCTAATTACTTTGTTTTCTAAAGACCACACCCGCCTAAGGTCTTGGTCGTCCAAATCTTTCTGCTGCTGCTCCCATAACTGATATGTTGATGTGCCATCACCTTTAGCATATTCCGTACCCATGTCGTCCTGACCATCTAATCTCCAGTAATTAGCCATTTGCTTACTACCGTCATTACCACCAAATTGACTTTTTAAATACTGATATAACTCGCCGCCTCTTTTAGGCTGAACACCCGCATCTATACAACAGTTCTCAAGTGAGTAGGATGACCTATGCTCGTTAATTAACCCCGCATTTACCATCGTGTCCTCAAAAGTGCATTTGGATAGGTCGATGTTGTGCCTATGTAAGAATTTTAAATCAAATGCAAGATTATGCCCAATTATATGAATCGGTTTAGATTTGAATATTGAATTAATGTCCATTTCAAATGGATGGGGCTTAGGGCTTACACACTTCTCTTCTTCTGGCGGAATAAAATTATCAACATTATTAGACCTATGGCGGACAGGTATATAAAAGCTATCACTAGGATTGGAAGAAAAAGTAAACACATACCCAACAGCATAGTTACTTTTCCAATCAAGCCCACTAGTCTCAACATCTAACACTACCTTTTCAGCAGTCGATAATCTACGTAATAATTGGTCTGTCATATTGCGCCTAAAAATAGGCCCCCCACAACTGGAAGCAGGGGGCCTTGGGTTTCAGTAATTGTCGTCACTTTTTGTAACAACTTCTTCGGACTCTTCTTCACCCGACATACCAAAACCCTTTTGGGAAAAGTGCTCATACATTCCTCTGTATGTACCAACGTCTTGCTTTTCTATAATCCTTGCTTTAGGAGCAGGGCCACTTGTGTCACTAGAAGCTTGGAAGTGCCAATTAAAATAACTGTCGTTATCTGAATTACGGTCTTTACGGCTAGTAAGATCGAATATCCTGGACCAACTAGGTAACTTGCTGATCGCTAGCTTAGATACAAATTGCTGTCCTACCTTGAAAGACGATCTTTGTAAAGATATTGCCGCAGGGCTTAGATCGATGTGCTCTGGAAACATTGCTATTACATTAATCATTCTAGTAGCCGCAGGATAAGAATTCTTATCATCGGGGTTCATAGTACCAAAATTAGTTAATCCACCTTGTTGCACTGTAGTCCCAGTGCGCCAAGTTACTTTTTGGCCTGTGTCTAGCTTTACCTCAAAATCTTGATCTGGTCGATCCCAATGGATGCCATCATCAGCACGTGCTAAAATCCCACCACCGTCTTTGCGTGGTCGCCATAAAATTACGCTTTGTGACACAAACACAGGTACTATCTGTAGTGCACTACCCATGGATGTTTCAGCTACGGTGTGGTAAAAATCGCCAGCCTTTTTATCATCGTCTATCACCTCAGGGCTAAGCCCCTGTAATAGCTTGATACGGGGTACAATTGTTAGATCAGAAACGTTTTCTGTGCCTTCTCCTGAGTACTGTGCTAAGTAATCAGGTATACTTACTTCACTAGTCTCTTTTTTTGCTACTGATTTAGCCATATCTTTTCTCCTATTTAGACCTTGGTTACGGATGTATTTTCAAAGCTATATATATTAAAAATGTCGTCTGGTAGGTCAACCCCTTCTGACATTAATGATTTAGCCGTTGCGGATAGAGTAGAAGAATTAACAGTCTCAGTGACCAAATCTCCTAGCCCATTATTGCGAAGCCAATCGTACGCTTCGTCTTTCATGTCTCTTTGTATCGTAGTTCTAGCCTGTGAGGACACTGTAAATCTGTACCCATCTACGGTTATACTACTAATACCTTGCTCTGTAAATTTCTGTGGTACTATCTCCTCCTTCATACGTTTGTGTATCTCAGCCGTTCTTTTTTTAAGATACTTAAGATTGTCGTCATATTGCCTTACTTCAGACAACAACGATAGTACAGTAGGCGTATCAGCTGATAGTATAGCTTCCATCTCTCCTTCTGCGCTAATAGCTAGCTCATTGATAGTCTGTATCGCCGTCAAAAATTTATCCATATTTTCTTTTGTCATATCTTCTCTCCTATCTGTATAGTATAGTATCCCTTAAGCTTTTTATCGTACTTAAGGAATGTTGCAGGTAACAAGCCGTGCCTTTCTAACCAAATAGCAATGGTTGACACGACACACGAATCCCCTAACGGAACAATATAATCCGTATTTGGATTAAAGTCTATTAGCATTTTGTCACAGGATGCTAATATCTCACGTGTGTATATTTCTACGTCATCAGGGAAATACCCCCTGCCCAATAGAGGGACTAAACTACCAAATCTAGCAAGTACTTGTAAATCATGCTTGGCTGAGGGTAACTGGGTAATAAAACACCTAGAAAACTTTGCACTGACCATAACTACCATGCCTTCCTAGCAGATGCCTTAATTAAGATTGCTGGACCCACGATCACGTCATCAGACAAGACGCTATACAACTTGGTTGCTTTCAAATTGGGGGCCAGCCCAGTTAGTTTACCCTCTTCGTTAACTAGCATATAGTCACCATTAGGAAAATTAATCCCTTCAACATAGCCACCAACAAACTTCTGCGCTTCTCTTAGGCTTGGTTCGTCTTGGCCGTTTTGTATAATTTTATAAGCGGTCATTTGCTTATACGATTAAATAAATCTGGTTGGCTTCGTCCAAGATAACCATCGCCCCTTCTGTCTAATACTGATGCAATTATTAAAGCGAAATTGGCCACGTCAGCAGCTTCAAGCTTTACAGAGTCACCGTCTTCTTCTTTAATAGCTGCCCTTAATTCTTCTACCTCATCAATTAAAAGGTCAAAAGCCTGTGTTACGTCTACGTTATCCCAATGGCCTTTGTGGATGTTCCTATTAAGCTTATCTAGCATTAATACTACAAATCGCCATATGTCACTTTCATATGCTTCACAACCATCAGGAATGGGAATCGACAGCGTTCTCATGTCTTTTCCTCTGTTGCCACAAAGCCTTCATTTTCAAGGGCTTCCATAGCAGCTTCTCTAGGGGAAAAGCCATCTTCATACATGTCATGAAAAGAAACATCTGCAAGATCATACACACCCAGCCCAGCTATCTTTTCAACTTCTTTATTAATTTTCTCCATAAATCTATTAAATCGCTCAGTCATGACTATATTCCTCCGCTTTTATGGTTTCATCACCAATGATAACGTCTTCACCTCTACGGAGCTTGCCACGAAGACGATTGCCAATATTCATTCTCCTCATGCCATTATTAAGATGATCGTAAACGGAATGATCAATACCATTAATCTTGGCCACATTACACACAACAGTGTGCTCTAGCCCCGCCATGGCCTTTGACACGATGTCACCACACTGACCGTCTTTTTGGTTATATTTGTCTCTGTAATACTCAGCCATTACCACTACATTATCGGACTTCTTTTCAATCCATGTAGCATACTCAAGAATGGCTTGATCTAGAGCATCCTTGGGGTTTCCACCCCTAGCCCATTCATATCTGTCTGGGGTGTCAGTCCTCTCAACTATAAAAGAAGTGCCAGATTTGTTTATAAAAGGGCATGCTCTAATAGTAAAGCCCAGACTGCTAGCTCTGGCTGCTGTTTTATGGTGTACGCTTACCATTTATATTCTCCTATCTAGTTACTATATACAATTAAAAAAGCACGTTTTGTGTGGCTTGTCAATATCTATTCTTTAAATTCTTGCTCCCCAATATGAACTGTACCACCTCTCCGTATCCTACCACGTAGAACATTGCCTAATAACATCCTTCTTTGTCCAGCGTTAAGATGCGCCCAACTAGCCATTGCAACACCATTATCCTTTGCTACTGTTGCTACTTTCTCTGGGTTAGTTTTGCCTGTTACGCTGTCCATTAAAAAATAAGATAAGGCTGTTGCAAGATCGTCACTACAAGTCCCTGACCTACCATATTTGTCCATAAATTGTTTCGTCATAAAGTCTGGCATTGTTTTTCCTTAATAGTCTATGTTTCTTTGATCAAAGACAGGGGGGGGTTCATAGGACAGAGACATATCTGATTCCCCTGCTGAAAGCCACGTCTTCGCATTTCTAACTGCCCACATTTTAACCTTTTTGTTATTAATTCTTTTTGCACCTAAATTCGTAAAACCTAACCTTTTTAATGTCTGGGTCAAAGCTATGGGATTTATGCCACGGAATCCTGGAGCTGTATTAATTGCAGCAGCCAAGTCAGTAGCGTTTACAATATCGCAAGTCATTGGCCACTCGTCATTTTCTGCACACTCTTTTATATAAGCATCAACTGGTCTAGTAGTCTCGTCTACCATATCTCTAAAGTGTTTAGTCTTTGGAGGTGGAGCTTCTGGGTCAAAATTAGTTAAATTAAAGTCTAAAGCCCACCTATATATAGGAGCAAAATTGTCTTTAGTCCACCCAAACAACTTTTTATAATAAGACGGGGGGTGTGGGTCAGACTCAGACATCCACACCCAAAATCTCCGACTGTCCTTATCTAGGATAATGGCGTTTGTATGGTTAGTCGTACAGAAGAAAGACGCTGGGTTGTTCGACACGTAGCTGTCTGTCCTCATTTTTCGAATTGTAACATTATCTTCAGACAACATAGGCTTCATTCTATTTGCAATTTCTAGTCTGCCACCAGCCATTAACTCTTCAATAAACACCACTTCTGAATTAGCAAGCCAGTCATTATATTGTTCTCTCAATTGGTCTGTGCCTACTTCCATTACGTGATCGTTGCCTATAATTCCTCTAAATACTTGCTTTAAGTAACTTTTGCCAGTACCCTCTTTATGTGACCCAATTACCACTGCGTGGCGCAATCGTCTTCCTGGGTTCGCCAACACGTGAGCTATACAAGAACCAAGATGTTGGAATCCCTCTTCGTCATAGTCAGTCAAATACTTCAAATGGTCAGTAAAAATGGAAACGTCAGCACCTTCGTCACTTGGTATTATCTTTCGTGGTTGCCAAGTGTTGAAAATCCTGCGGCCTTTATGCATCGACATAGACTGGTCAACTCCTGGAACAAATTCACAAGTATCAACCATCTTTAAATCTACTGATTCCAACATTAACTTGGCTATGTTTTTGCTTGGGGCTAATGATGCATGAGCACGTTGCACTGCTGAAGGAGTAAAAGTCAAATCCTTTACAGGGTGATAGAACGACTCTTCAAAGGCCACATATACATATGACTTAAGCAACTCTGATATGTCAATTTTTGCCCTTGTACCTCTAGCAAATCCTTTATTAATTGCCCCATCAATTAAACCATCTAAAAAATGGTCCGATTTATACCTGTCTACTTCTGAATTGCCTCTGTCCGGTGCTATATGAGCATCATCAACATAACTACGAACTAATCTCTTAATTTCTATTCTCGCAGAACTTTCTGGCTCTCCATGGAAATTAATCCAACTTGCGATACCCTGCATGATAGGGTGGTGGAATCCGTCTTTGTCGTCACCAATCGAATTCAAAAACCTCATATACTTGCGATCTTCTGGCTCGTCTTCTGAAGTATAAATCCATTCTCTAGATAGGGGTACTGCGTCATTAGCCCCTTTAATTATACCACTCCGCTGGACCATCGGGTCTTCAATTTCTTCGATTATTGGTCGTGCAGTATAATGTGGTTGAATTGGATTGAGTAAGGCAGGATCAATTAGTCTTCGGCCATACACACCCATAAACGACTCATTAAAAGTCTGGAAGTAGCGTTTAAGATCATCATCACTAATAGGAACATCCAAGACAAAAGAAAGGTGGCAGCTGACCGTAGACCCCTTAAACCCTGCACTTGCTGAATAGCGCCAATGGCAGGATGCATCATGAAATGCAGCTGGTAGTAAGTCTATAACGTCCCTAATCGTAGTTTCTGGGTCTTTTGGGTTAAATTCGTGACTAAGTATCTTTCTTGATGCGTCTGCTGGTAGTCCATCAATGTCAAGGGTTACCCATCTTCTGGGTGTTGATATTATTGTTCCTTCTCCTGTAGTGCGAACTATACGCCTCACATCACAAGACAAGTCAGTATTCTTTGTGGGGTGGCCTCTTACTATAAACGAATATGGGACCTCTTGTAACTTCTCCAACTGCTCAAAAAATTCGTCTGATGTGTTAAATTGTCTAACTCTAAACTGGAAATTCTTAGCCACACGATGAGAAACCGTCTTGCCTTTTTTAATGATTTTGGTGCAAATAGCTTTAGGAACTGGGGTTAGTACCAAAAACTCATGGGGTACTGGGTCTGAAAGTATCTCAGCTTCAATTGTTCGTGTCATGGTTTACCTTGTTAGTAGGGGGGTTGATAATTAAACCACGATCAGCACTAACTGTCAATGGGGTTTTCCCCTGTACTTCATGACACGAACAACTAATTGCTAATATGTGAATGGGGAATAAAATAAACGCACTTCATCAATCTCACGTTGCTGTCGGTTGTACTCGTCCGGATCGTTGTGTAATAACAGCCATTCAGTCCAGCGTGGAAAATCGTGGTCACCACACGCTCTCGCTTCTGCGATGGCTTCTTGATACTCTTTATATAATTCATCACTCATATCTGTTCCCCCAAAATCTCGTCTAAGTAGTCGTCATCAACAACGTTCCCACCAATAAACACTGGCTCATTTTCATAGTATAGTCCTCGAATTACGTTTGTCAAGGTCATTGCTACGTGTCCATTATTCAGATGGTCCCACTTCGTAGGGTCTACGCCGTTCTCCTCAGCGATGGCGTAGCATGCATCTCGCCTTACGTCGCCAGCTAGCTTACCAAGCTGTCGCTTAATAGCTAAGGTCGTGGGATGGGCTGGCTTACTTTGCTTAACGCCTTTTCGTTTAGCCAAGATGTCGATCTTCTGGACTTTAGGCCTAGTGTTGTACTTCGGTGGGTCTGGAAGTCTAATTCGTGAGCCTCGATGACCAGTGGGTGGAACGTGCGCCTTGTCATCCTTCGGATCACGCTTTAGGAAGTCAGGGATTTCTAAAAGGTCCGTCATATCTAAGTCTCCTATCTAGTCTCATCAGTGGGTTCAAACCCATACGCCCCTAGGGGCGTTTCGACTAGCGGGTGATCGAGGCGAGGAAGTCATCATCCAAGCCGTGGTGGTTCCGTAGCCAGCGCCTTAAGGCTCCTTTCGTTGAGTCGATCTGCCTCTGGACGGGTCGTCCTTTAAAGGTAGCGTCAAAAGGAAGGTTGAGGAGCATCTCAAGCTTTTTCTTTAGACGCTGGACCCGCTTGGCAGCGTAGTCTCTGTCATGTGCCATCTTAGTCTCCTATCTAAGCGAGGCGAAAGCGCCCCGCCCATCTAAAAAAGCACAGGCTGGCCGTCTTGTCAATATCGATGCTTTTGAGCATGACGAAGAGGGATGACGCGACGGCCCTTTCGGTCTCTCATTTCGGTCTCTCATTTCGGTCTCCTATCGATGCTTTTGAGCATGACGAAGAGGGACGACATCAGCCAGATCAGTGTCGTCGTCGCCATCTTCGAAAGGGTAAACTTCATAGATCCAGTCTAGCCATTGTAAGGGGCGCTCATCTTCGTCGATCGCCATATAGAGGCCTACTCGCTCGCTAACCCCGTAGTTTATTACCATGTCACCGCCACGAATAATCCACTTAGCAGCCATATTCCAATTCACGCTGCCTGTGTCACCGACTACCATCGTTCGTTGTAATAACGAAGTGGTTACCTTTCGGCTACGGTAGCTGGGATTAGGGCTTAAGTCTGTCATTTTCGGCATATCTAAGTCTCCTAGTTAAGTAAAAAGGTAAAAATCGGGCCTAAGTAGTGGTTCACTAAAACCAGCTCAAAAGCCAGCAAAGTGCTTACTGGAATTGCTAATAAGGCAATCCTTAGCTTATGGTCCTCAGGGGATGCGAAAATCTCCCTCAAAGTTGGTTGATTTTGGGTGTTCATATCTTGGTCTCCTATCTGGTCCGGAATTGGACACCCCAGAAGCTAGGCGGTAAATCCTAGCAACCGGAGCGTTCAGCTCAATGTGTCTTAGACTAGTTCAAATGTAACCTGTCCAACTCGCCTCGCTTGATGAGGCCCCTGATGGCGTTACCTAAGTTCATTCTTTGCATTCCTGCATTAAGGTGGGACCAGCGGCCTATGTCCAACTGGTTAAAGTTAGCTATATCTTCCAGCGTTATCCCCGCAGCAGTTGCCGTCTTCATTAGTTTGGAAATGTTGTCTTGGCAGGATTGGGTGGGACCGTAAGCCTTTTTCTTTTTTGGTGGGATCACTGACTTAGAGGCTAAATCGGCAGCTTCATCATCGGCGGCGTTGCCATTATCGGCAGCAGAAATCCCTGACAAGACAACTACGTTTGCCTTGTCATCTAATACGTATTCTACCTTGTTAGCTACGTCCACGGCTTCGGATTTGTAGACCTTGCTACCTTTTCGTGGTGTCTTTACTTTCTTTGTCATATCCAAGTCTCCTATCTGTGTTGGTTAATGATGAAACCAAAAAAACACACCTTGTTGCTCTTGTCAATATTTGGTCTTTTATGCCACGATTAATAGGGGCAAAAATAGGGGCAAAAATAGGGGCAAAAATAAGGCAAGCTAGGGCAATAAGCCAAGGACTTTTTTAAAAGCCACTTGCCACGATTTTGCCACGATTTTTGCCACGATTGAAGCGTGGCAAACCAAAGTCCCAACGATCAAGGCCTTTAGGTGTGTGCCACGATTGCCACGATTTTTGTAGCTTTTCTTTTTTTTTTTCACCAAAGCGAAAGAGCATATGTCTCCGCCCCCATGGCACCCCCCCAATCGTGGCAATCGTGGCAACCCCAGAAACGAAAGTTGTCAATACGAACAACGAAAGGCAAGGGTCGAGCGACGAAGGGTCAGGGAGCGAACAACGAAAGGCAAGGGAATCGTGGCAATCGTGGCAGACCTTCGCATTCCGCTCCATAGAACGGCATCGGCAGACT